CCCCGCGTTTCCTGAGCCAGCGAACCCCACCTCCGACGACTACTCTGCTCGCACACACCTTCCCCGGGAGAACACCGAGCTCTGGCTTGAACATTACTTCAGCAACCTCGGCCCGATCGAACAACGTGAGCTTTACCTCGACGGACGCATGAGTTCTATGTTCCGCGATGAGCCAGTGCTGGATGACATGCGCTACGACCAACTGTTCATGCACCACCACGCCGATGATGACGTGATCTTCAAGGCTGCCATCCAGAAGCGTGTTCGCCGGTCTACCCGGGCTCGCAACGAGCAGCAGGTCCTACAGAAGCAGCATCTCGGGCCCATCCTCTTCGACGCTCTCGCCCGCCTCCTCCGTCTCCCCTCTGCCGGCCCAGACTTCGACCTTGAGCTGTACACCAGGTGCATTCATGAGAACGAGCTGAACAAGCTCAGCACCCCCATCGCTCGTCTCCTCGCCAATGTCGACCGATCCGACCCCACCTGGGCCATCAACTTTCTGCAAATCTTTCAAAAGGCTCAGCGTAAGGAGAAGACTGAATCCCTCGTACCTGACAGCTCTGGCATCGTTCCCGGTAAACCTTCGCAGACCCTGGCTTGCGCTAGCGACGCTTACGTGCTCCTCTTTGGCCCACTCGGCCGCTACATCACGGAAAAGATCTTCGCATACAAGTCGGAGGCTACTTACGTCCACTCGCGTACTGGCCCGCTCCAACTTGACCTCTGGGTCAAGGCTCATCTCGACCGCCCACGCTTGTGCACCACCAACGACTTCACAGCCTTCGACCAGTCCCAGACCGCCGACGCCCTCGCTCTGGAGCTACAGGTGCTCAGGTTCTTGCAGATTCCTGAAAGCTTCATCTCGCTGTACGTGGAGATCAAAGTGGAGACTCGATCCTTCCTTGGGGTTCTGGCCATCATGCGCTTCACTGGTGAGTGGTGCACGTTCTTGTTCAACACCCTGTTCAATATGGCCTACACCTCCTTGATGTATGAGCTTGGTCCTGACACGGCTTGTGCTTTTGCCGGGGACGACTCAATCATCCTCGCCGCTGTTACCCCCGCCCCCAGCTGGCAGTTCTTCCGCTCCGCTTTCGACCTCAAGTCAAAGATCCAGATCACACGCCGTCCCGAATTCGTTGGTTGGTTCCTCACGCCCGATGGCATCTACCGAAACCCCACACTGATCAACTTTAAGCTCCACCGCGCTGTTCAACGCGACGCCGTCGAGAAGGTCGCTCAGAGTTACTTCCTGGAGAGCATGTTCGCGTACCGCATGCAGGACAGTTTCTTCGACCATGCCACCGAGGAGGACGCCGCCATGCACCAGGAAAACCTTCGCATGTTCCTCAAACACTCCCGGCACATCCCTTCCATTGGTCTCATGCATTCTGACCCTAAGCTCCGCATCTTCCTCAAGCTCCACAGCCTTATTGGGTACCGCGGCGCTCGACGCGCATACAAAAAACATCAGCTTGACGAGGGTGCCGAGCTACTCGAGATACTCAACCTCGCCCGTGGTGCCGCCGAGTCGCGTGACATGCAGCAAGAGCTCTCTCTGGTTGACTCCGCGATCAGTGTTGCTCAGACTCCTTCAGATGGCCCCTACGACCAGGACGAATTTGACCCCCTTGCCGACGTTCTTGACGACCTTGAGTAGAGCACCGTCCGCCCACGGACGCTAAACTATGGCGCAGCCTCATC